CGTCAGGATCTTATTGATGATGGTACTCTTCAAGACGGTCTTTCAATACGGCAAGCAGGAAGACAGGCTGTACAAGAAGCAATTAAAGCCGCTGGTGGATTACAGGCGGTAGGTGGAGCTAAAGCAGCAAGCGCAATGTTTAGGGATTTAAACGCCCAAGCTCAAACAGCCGCTTGGAAAGAGTTTCTTAGCAACCCTACTCAGATGGCGTTGATGGAAAAGTACGGAATATCGACAACTTTCCAAAACGACGATGGTGACGTTTTTCAGTGGAACGGTTCTTCATACACTAAGACTTATAAAGTTGACGATGGTTTTGATGTTGGAGGACTGCTTAAAACCATAGTAGCAGCTGCTTTGACTGCTGGCGCGGCTGGGTTCCTTGCACCAACATTGGCAGGAGCGCTTGGGTCGGCTGGTGTTACTATCAGCAACACGGTAGCTAAAGGGCTTATTACAGCGGCTCTTGATTTAGCGCAAGGTAACGACATAGGTTTAGGGACAGCACTTAGTTTAGTAGGCGGTGATGTTCTTCCCGGCGGTGCTACTCTTGGCGAAATGGTTGACAACGGAAACATTACGCAAGATGTGCTAGACGCCATTGTGGGTGAGATTACTAACCCTGAAAACTATGAAAGCGATGATAGTGGGGTTACTGTAGTTTGGGGAGGCCACGGTGGAACAGATGAGTTAGGCAACCCTATTATTAACCTTCCAAACTTTGAGCCGCCACCTACAGAAGACCCCGATGGTGGTGGCGCTCCTGAAGACGGAGATCCTGATGCCGATGGAGACGGTGTACCTGCGTCAGTAGACCCTGATGACAACGATCCTAATAATCCTAATCCTCAAGGTCCAGATGGCGGTGACGATGGTGGAGACACGGGCGGTGACGATAGCGTAGTCTTGGGTCCTGATGAGGATTGGGAATATGATGCAGAACACCCTTATCAGTACGAGGGTAACGGCTGTTATCAGAAGTACGATGAAAACGGAAACAAAGTTGGTGAACCCTACTGTTTGATGTCGTGTGATTTACTAGAAGATGATTTTGATTCTACACCTTGTTATGACCCTGAGAACGACAATTCAGAAGTAGGACAGTGGTACAGCATAGGTGATGAGCCAGATCCTGAAGATGAATACCCAGAAGCAGGAACAGTATTAGGTGAGGACTGTTTAGGTCCTGATAAAATCATAATTATTGCTGATGGAAAAGGCGGCACTACATCAGAAATTGAAGAGGGCGGTTGCGATAAAGAAAGCACCGATGGTGGTAATACTGTCGTAATAGGCGGTGATCCTGCGTGGGAAACAGGTGACGATGGTGACGATGGTGACGCTGGTGACGGAGGGCCTAAGCCCGGAGACGCTTGCGAACTGTCTGATGGCACAGAAGGAACCATCAACGAGGAAGGCCAGTGTGTCAAAACAAAAGGTGGTGACTCTGGTGGAGGCATTACTATAGGCACAAACCCAGAATGGGGTGGCGAGGGTGATGGAAACGGTGACGGAAATGGAGACGGTGACGATGATGGCGATGAGCCTCCACCGATCTCGTTTCCTGATTTGTCTTTTGGTGAGTTTGAAGATTTTCAAGCAGGGATAGATTATAACCCGATTCTGCCGCCAGAAACACCTTTGCCCCAAGCTCCAGATTACGTAGAATCTTTAGATAACTTAATTAGAAAACTACAGAGCGAGAGGAAAGCCTGATGTTTAATTTTAATATAACGCCAGAGCAGATTGCTGCAGCAGAGGCGGCGGCACAACAACAACAAGCGGCTAGTGTAGCTCAACAGGCTCAGAGCGTCCAGCAGGCTCAAGAAACTCCTCCTAGACCGTCTGATTTTAGAGGTCCGGGCGGCGGTATGTTGGTAGGACCACCAGAAATTAACACCCCTGAACCGTATAATCCTCCTCCTGTAGTTGCTCCTCCGACACCAAAGCAGCCTGTGCCCCCTATGTTTACACCGGAGATTAGCGGTCCTGAACAGACGCCACCTCCCGCTGCAGCTGCTCCATCTACACAGCAGCCTCTGCCACCACAGCCTACGGGTCCTTACAAAGACCCACAAGATCCTTACTACGTAACTGACGCTCAGAATAAAGCAGAAGGCCAAAATACAAACGTATACGTCTCCGGTACAGGTCGAGAAGATGAAAACGGCTTGAGCCAAGCTGCTCGTCTTGACATACTAGATAATGCAAACCAAAGTTTAATACCTGAAGGAAAAGAGGTGGGTTTCCAAGGAAACTCTCTGATTCACCTGATGTACGGCGGTTTGAACCCCGGACCTAAAGCATCTAACCCTGATTACCAAGCAGGACAAAGCGGAGACACTGTTGGTGGCGTAGGAAACACAGATGCTTGGGGCAACGACATTAACTGGAGCAAACCTCAAACAGCTGAAGGAACCTTGGGTCAGGTAATTGAAACCCCTGCTGGTGAATATCTTGTAGTCAACGGAGCAGAGGGCAACCTAGCCTTGATGCCACTAAAGGGAGCTAAGTCTGCCGCAGGAAAGTACTTTTATAATTTGACTAGCGGAGAGCATCACGTAGGTATTAATCCACAGACAGGCGAGATATGGTATCAGCAGGCCGCTGGGTACACAAATTGGGATCAAACAAAATGGACAAACCCCGCCGTTAGTGGAAACTCAAATTCGGGTGGTAGCAACAACCCGTCTAGCGCAAACCCGAATAACAATCCAGCAGATGATGGTACGCATCCGGGCGACGACAATACTCCTCAGGAAGAAACAGTACCCAACACAGGTTCTCAGCCCCAGCCCCAGCCCCCAGCACCAACTCCGCCCACACTGACTAATCCTTACGGTCAATCTGGGGCGTTTACGGGAACGGGTATGGGCTACCAGCAGCAACAAACGCAGCAACCGGAACAGCAGCAGTCACAACAGAAAGTAGACTACGTAAAACTGCTGAATAAAATGATGGCTCAAAGTTTGTTTAAGGACATGACATGACATATTTGAATATTGTTAATAATGTCTTGAGGCGTCTCAGGGAAGACGAAGTTACCTCTGTATCTGAAAATACGTACAGCAAACTTGTTGGTGACTTTGTAAATGACGCTAAAAAGGCAGTAGAGGATGCTTGGGATTGGTCTGCATTACGGACTACTCTGACCGTTAGTACGACTGCTAATGTTTTTAACTACGTTATGACAGGCGCAGGAAACCAACTTAAGGTTCTTCACGCGTACAACGACACTGACAACTTTGATATGCAGTATCGGACGCCTCTGTGGTTTGACGATAAGTACATGAAGCAGGAGCCGCAGACAGGCACACCTAGGTACTATACGTTTAACGGTGTAAACGCTAACGGAGATACGCAGATAGAGGTTTATCCAAAGCCAAACGTAGACGGCACACTATTGCGCTTTAATGTTGTTTTGCGTGGTGACATTACAGACTCTGGTACAGTGTTGCGTCCTGATGAGTTAGTGAACGACACAGATCAGCTTATTATTCCAAGTCAGCCTATAATTCATCTGGCAGTGGCTCTACTTGCGCGTGAGCGTGGTGAGACAGGAGGTACGTCGGCACCAGAGTACTTTCAGATTGCTGACAGGTATTTGTCTGATGCAGTCGCTATGGATGCTCAGAAACACCCCGAAGAAACTATTTGGTACACTCCTTAAGGAGACTAGTGCATGGCACAGCCACTACAAAGCATTAATCTAGTTGCTCCAGCATTTAAGGGGCTGAACACGGAAGACTCTCCGCTGCAGCAGGACCCATCTTTTGCTGAAGTTGCGGATAACTGTGTTATTGACGAGCGTGGACGTATTGCGTCACGAAAAGGTATTAACAGACTTACTAGCGCAGGTGCTACAGAATTTGGTTCTGACAGGGTTCACAAAATCCACTACTTTTTTGACGAGGGAGGAAACGAAGAAGTTTTTCTCGCAGGTAACAATAAGATATTTAGAGCCTCAACTACCACAACAACATACGACAGTCTTAATGACGTAACTCCGTCAGCGTACACGGTTACCGCTAATAACTGGAAAATCATCAACTTTAACGATTCATGTTACTTTTTCCAATTGGGACACGAGCCGTTAAAGTGGACAGACGGAGACACAGATTTAGCAACTACAGGACTAGCTAGCGCCTATTGGGGTAACGAGGCTATATCAGCATACGGCAGGCTCTGGGTAACAAACAATGGTGCAGACCAGCAGACAGTATTTTGGTCAGATTTATTAATTGATGACTTTACTACTGGATCTAGCGGCTCTATTGACGTAGCAAAAGTGTGGCCTGACGGTCAAGACAACATTGTAGGTCTAGCGGCACATAACGGGTTTTTGCTTATTTTTGGTGAACATAGCATATTAGTGTATGGAGGGGCTAATTCTCCGTCTACAATGGCGTTAGCAGATACCGTGTCTGGCGTTGGTTGCGTTGATCGTAACAGTATTCAGAACATAGGAACAGACGTTATGTTCTTGTCTCACTCAGGACTCAGAAGTTTTGGCAGAGTTATTCAAGAAAAGTCTATGCCTATCTCTGATCTGAGCAGGACAATTAAGAGAGACATTATCCAGAACATTAACTTGTCTACTGCTCCTGTGGCGTCTGGCTACAGCCCAGAAAACTCTTTTTATCTTCTGACGTTTCCAGACCAAAACACAACGTACTGCTTTGACTTGACTGCACGTTTGGAGAACGGGGCGTTTAGGGTTACCCGATGGCCTAGCGCATTGCACAACTGCTACGCTAGAAAACTAGACGGTACGTTTTACGTTGGCACAAACACAGGGTTTGGTGAATACGACACGTACCAAGATCAGCTTCAGCCTTACACGCTGGCGTACATTAGCCCCTCGTTGACGTTTGGTGACCCGACTAGAGCTAAGATTCTTAAGAAGCTCAGACCAACTATTGTCGGAGCAAACTCAGCCCTTGTGATTTTAAAATGGGCTTATGACTTCAGCACTAGCTACAAAACGTCTACGTTTACCGCAGGCAATCAAGTACCTGCGTACTTCAATATAGATGAGTTTAACGTGGGTGAGTTTACTGGCGGTAGGCTAACAACTAGGCGTGCAGTGAACACTACAGGATACGGGTCAGTAGTTTCAATAGGCTTAGAATCTGAAATCGACGGAGACGCTTTATCCTTACAGGAGATCAACGTACTCGCACTTATAGGTAAAATATTATGAGCAACTATACGCGAACATCTAACTTTTTTACTATTAAAGACGGTCTTACCGTAGGGGACGCAGCCAAGGTAGTTAAGGGTGCTGAGTTTGATACAGAGTACAACAACATTGTAACTGCTGTAGCGTCTAAGTCTGACATTGCAGACCCTACATTTACAGGAACCGTTGGACTACCTAACGTGACTGTAACAGGCACAATAACTGGCGGCATAATCGACGGTGGGACCTACTAAAAATGACTATGTTTTCTAACCCACGGGGGTACATCGGGGGTTTATATCCCGGTGATCCTATGTTCCGGGGCGTAGAGGGTTACGACTACGAGGCCCAAAACAGGCGGTATAAAGAGTCTCTTAACGATTCTTCTAATTGGGCTAGTAGAGCGGAGTTTGATGCTTGGGGAGGAGGCAACGTAGGACAAACAAGACCTTTACCCCAGATGCCCGGAAACTGGCCTAAGCCACAGCCTGCGGACCCAAGACCTAATCCGTCTACTAATCCCGATGTGTACGGCCTTCCGGTTCAACCGTATCCAGAAGTGACGCCTATGCCGGGAACTTTTCCGGGCTTTCCTCCGCGTCATCCTCCGGGTTTTAACGGGGGTGTGCCTCCGATTCCGATGACAGATAACCTAAATACATCTGCAGGCACACCTTTAGATTTTGTAATGTCTGATGACACTGGGTTTTTTAACACAGGCCAGCCAGCTGCTCTATCTCCCTCCGGAACGCCCCCAGAACTTGACCCGCAGAACCAACTATATGCTAACCAAAGCAATCAAACAATATTCAATTTAGACAGTTCAATACAAAAGTTTTCAGAATCAGTAAACAGACTTGCCGATGTGCAATCAAAAGGAGCAGAAGAAATGGCTGACGAAACTGGAGGAGGGGGAGCCGACACAGGCTACAGCTTTGACCTCAATAACTTCCTGTCTGGCCTAGGCCTACTGGGGGGTGTAGGACTAGGGGCTACAGGCCTCAAGGGTGCTTATGACCGCTTAGGAGCCATCGGTGAGGCGGCTCAACAAGGAGCCATAGGCATCGGTCAAGCAGGACTAGAGCAGACACAATTCCAGCCGTTTACAGTAACAAGCGGAATGGGCGGCGTGTCTGGTGTAGGTGCTGACGGATCTGTGAACATAGGCATGAGTCCTCAAGAGCAGGCGATTCAGCGTAACCTGATGAGAACCGCACAGCGTGAGCTTGGAGGATCACCCTTTGGCCTTGGCATGGGCAGAGACGCTAGTTCAAGCGCTTACGGCTTGGGTCAGCAGTTCATGCAACAGGCTGGTATGGGTACGGCAGACCGTGAGCAGGCTGTTTTTGACCGCATTAGGGCTATGCAACAACCTGAGGAACAGCGACAGCAGATGGCTCTAGAAGAGCGCCTACAGTCACAGGGCCGCGGCGGTGTACGAACTAACATGTTCGGAGGCACACCAGAGCAATTCGCTATGTCTAAAGCGCAAGCCGAAGCACAGAACTCAGCAGCACTACAGGCGATGTCTCAGGCACAATCACAACAAGCACAACAGGCACAGCTTGGACAAGCCTTTACAGGACTTGGTAGCCAGCTGTCAGCACAAGACCTCGCTCTGCGTGGTGGTCAACAGCAGCTGGGATTAGGCGCTCTAGGTGGCTCGTATATGCCACAAGCGCAGGCTATGAACCTGATTCAACAGGGTCTGGCAGGATCACAGCTTGCACAGAAGGGGCAACTGTACGGGGCTGGTTTGTTCGGTGAAGCGTCTATGGGTGGCCTTGAGGCACTGCTGGGCGCTGGTCTAGGACAAGCAAACCTGTTTGGTCAGCTAGGTACAGGACTAATGACCAGTGGAGTAGAAAGCGCCGGGGACATTGATTGGGGCGACTTCTTTGGTGACATTTGGGACAAGATAGGAGGCGGCGAAGGTGGCTAAATTTGGACAAGGGTTTTTACAATCGCTAACACAGCCCTCTTATGGACAAGGGTTGTTTCAGCTTGGTCAGCAAATTGGCTCTGCGCCCGGAGAGGCCGCTAGGTCACGAAAGCTAAACGAGCTTTATGCCCCTGTGTTTGATCCAAGCTCTACTCCGGATCAAATGTTCCAAGCAGCACAGGGCCTTAACCAAGCTGGTAAAACGCAGGAAGCCATGCAAATCTTGACTTACGCTCGTGATATGCAGGCATCTGCAGCACAACAGCAGCAGGTCGCTATGTTAAAAGAGCAAGTAGCAGCACAGGCTGAAGACATGGGTTTGCCAGAGCTTGCAAAACAAGTTCGTCTTGTAACAAGCATGGAACGTCTGCAGGCTCTTGCTGACCAGCTAAACGAACGGCAAATGGAAACCATGCCTGACTTGACTGTATCAGGAAGGCGTAGAGTTTTGTTAGGTGTCGGTTATAGCCCTAAGTATATCGGTACGCTAGACTTAAAGAATATGTCGAAGCAAGAGTTTAACTCGTACAAAGAGCTTATGAAGGGCGATGTCGATATGTTTGTTGACTCGCAAGGTAACGCTGAAGCGTATAGGGTTACTGACAACGGTATGATTGTCATAGACGGTCAGATGGTTGATCCACAACAGGCAGGTCTTAAGCAGGCTCCAAACGAGCAGGTAATTAAGAACGTCACAGGACCAATGGCAGACAAGTTGGCTACACTTGGTGCGGAGTCTTTTGCAGAGCTTAAGACTCAGGCTGATAAGTCAGTAGAAAGTATCCGAAGTATCGACAACGTGATGGGCGACATTGATACTATGTTTAGTGGTACGCTGGCTAACATTAACCTGAATGTAAATAAGTTTCTCAAGTCTGTTGGCATAAACGTGGACGCAGATCCTATCGAACAGACAGAAGTATTCCTCGCAGAATCAGCAAAGCGTGTTGCAGACTACATCACCAACCTTGGTTCTGGTACTGGCCTGTCTGACAAAGACTTGACGTTTACTCGCCAAGTGGTTGCTGGTGAGATAACACTGGATGCTAGCACTATCAAGAGAATGTTGAAAGAGTTTAGAGATGCTTCTGCTCGTAAGGTCGAGTCTTACAACAAGATGCGTGAAAGCGTATCAGGAAGACTAGGCGAGGGCCAAGCCTCTGCGCTCGTGTTTTATCCTCCAGTGATTGTGCCTGCGGCTAAGAAAGATAAGCGTTTTGAAGGCTTTGAGATAGTAACACCAACGGAGTAATAAAATGCCACAGACACAAGTACGAACCCCGTCTGGGGAAGTTGTTACTGTCCAGCATCCTGAGGGTGCTTCTGAAGATCAGATTCTTGAGTTTGCTTTGCAGCAGTACACCCCGACGTCACCAGAGCCTTACGTAGATCAGGTAACTCGTAGGTACTCTGAAGCAGACTTTGCTGGAACCATCGGAGAGGCCCAACCAGAGTTCCAGCGCAGGCTGGCTACTCAGGCTATGCAGATTCCCGGTGTTCCCGGCTCTGGTCAAATCGGAGTAAGTGACGTTGCGGCTACAGCTGTAAGCCAAGCTGCCCGTACTGCTGGTGCGGTTACGATTGAGGCGATCACCCCCCTGATTCCTAACTCAGTCCGTGAGTGGTTCTCAGAAAAACTTGCCGCTGCTGGTGAGAGCGTCGAGAGTTTCTTGGCAACTGACTTGGGCAAAGAGGCAATGCTTGCGGCGTCTAACGGTTATGACGCTTGGCAAAACTTCTCAAACAACAACAGAGCGTTTGTAAACCAATTAGGAGAGAACTTAGGAACAGGCGCTGATTTGTTGACATTGTTCTCTCCCCGTCCTGAACTATCTAAGTTGGACAATATGTACCAAAGACACCTTAACTGGGTTAAGTCAACTGGGATAAAATCTAGGCAGACTAAGGAGCGTATGGCTATTCAGAGTATGCTAGAGCCTGAAACTTTAGATGCTTCAGCCAAAGAGCGTAAGAATTTGGTTGGTACATTTATCTGGGAGCCTAACGAATTTGAGGACGCCATGATTGATGTCGTGGACGGAATCCCCGGAATCAAGCACTATGGTCCGATTCGACAAAACTTTAGAATCATGCAGGACCATGTAGACAGCGAAGCTAAAGTTTTAGAGCGGTACATCAAAAGCCAAAACAAAAAGATAGTTCCGGAGGATCTTCTTGATGAGTTTTCATCTTCTCTAGGCACGTTTATGGATAGTGATGTGTATCAGCTGGCGTCTAAACAGGCACAAGAGCAGTTCATTTCTTTTACTGACCTAGCTCTAAAGATTATCAGAGAAGAAGGTACTGACCTCAACGGACTCCTACGGGCCAGAAGGCGTTTTGACAGAGCGGCTCACGCTGCTGGAACACCTCTGGACGGTGACGTTGCTACGTACCAAGCACAGGCCGCTAGGCTTGTCCGTGGTGTAATGAACGACTACATGAAGAGAAACACAAAGGGTGACGAAGTTCATCACTTGCTAGACCAGCAACACCGCACACTCTCCGCTTTGGACAACCTTGTAAACAAAAGAAACAGGGAAGGTAAAAACGCTATTGAACGTGCGTTAGGTATTGTTCGACAGCAGACAGGCGTCAGTATGTCAAGAACAGCGCTTGGTATTATTGCTACTGCTTCTGCTGTTGTTCAGCCAGCTATTGCAGCTACTGTTGGTGGCGCTGTGGGACTTGGTTTAATCGGTAGAACAATTAAGCGTCACGGTGTGTCAGCTACCGCAAAAGCCTACGCAGAGCTTTTGTCTGGTATCAACAAAGCAATCAAGACAGTAAACAACCCGACTACTTTAGAAGCTCTTGAGTTAGACAGGCTGATTGTTATTGACATGATGAACGAGATCAGAAACTACGAGGAGTCTAAAGACAATGGCTGAAGACCTCTACTCCGTCCGTAAAAAATATAGAGAGCAGAGCAGGCAGAAAGAGCGTGAGTTTTCAGAGTCTGCTTTGGAGTGGGCTGGGGAAGCGACAGGCACTGCTTTAGACGCTCCTAGAAGATTTTTAAAAGAGTCCATATCTGGTGACCCCGAAACTTGGGGCCTACCTGATTTCTCCTTTGATATAAACGTGGGTAATAGAGCAGGGTACAGAGGCACAGCCACGGCAACAGACGAGACGGCTGAAGGGGTGCTGGATGTTGTTGCTGATCCTGTAAACCTTATGGGTGCTGGGTTTGTCGGAAACGTGGCTAAGGCTGTCCCACGAAACGTACGTACTATGATCCCCGGTTTTTACAAAGGTCCTGTAGAGCAGGCTAAAGGCTCTTTGCAGGAGGCCGCTAGAGCCATGCCATACGCTGTCCAAGAGGCTTTATCGCCCACAGCAGCAGCTACTGCTAGAGAGTTTGGTACGGGTGCTGGACGCAGGGCAGAGATGCTAAACCCTATGGATGAGAAAGGCAAGGTATCTGAGTCTGTTCGCAAAGGAAACATCATGGCGTCTCCTTATATGCGTCAGCAGTCTAGAGGCGCTGCAGGAGAGTTTGGCGATACTGTGGCAGAAGCGATGCCAACATTCCGCAGTGAGATAGCGTCTACTGGAAACATAGCTGACGATGCGGCGTTAAAAAGGGTATTGGCACAAGATGCAGACATACCTGATGACGTAATGGCTAGGGCAATGAATCACGTTAGGGGCGTACACTCCGGAACGGGGACAGTTGTCGGGCGTAGGAGAGCCGCCTCCGGTAGCCAGTTGGGTGCAGAGGCTGCTGGAACAGCAAAAGGTACTGCACCTGAGGTTGCTAAGATGCTTAGTAATCCTAAGCTATTGAGCGCCTTCAAAGAATACGCTGGGGATGAGTTAAGTGAAAAGGAATTGCGAGAGTACCTTAGTATAATCAACGCAGTCGGACAAAACGCTGGGCGTACCAAAACGGGAAAGAAAACACTGAGTAACATTTTCTATCAGGGGGATGAAGGTACTAGCCTGAGAAGTACCTACCTCGCTGAGACGTACTGGAAAGCTAAGGCAAGGCAGGCTAAAGGGCAGAAGATACGTAAAGGTGGTCCTCAGGAAGAGGCCTTGGCTTTTGTAAACAGGTACGCCGCAGAAAACCCAATTACAATAAAAGATATGAACGGCAAGCTGGTTCTTCAGCAGTCCTTTAGATCGTCTGCTAAAGACTTAGGGGGCATGAACGCCTTTGTCGTAGTTGATCCTAAGGGCGGTGAGTTTTACACAATGTTGTCTGACGGACACGACATATTTGGCTTGACACCTCCGGGCTGGTCTGATCTAACAACAGTACTGCCTATACAGCGCCGTGGACTTGGTGACCAAGCGATGCCTCGTGGATCTCAGGCAGAAAACCTAGCGGCTAAACAGGCTAGAGAGTCAGCTGTAGCAGGCCTAGAGAGAGCGTCAGGGATGAAAATGATGAAGGGCGAGTCTGTTAAGGCTTTTGAAGACAGGGTTGCCAGAGACTTCAGAGCGTCTCCTACGATGGGCGACAGAGCTAGAGCGTTGTCTAATCAGATAGGAGCAGCAGGTATGCTAACCGGAGGAAACCGTGAAGAAAACTAGTGACCACACAGTAGAGTACACATCCCTTGACTACCACAGTATGTGTGAGAAGTCAAAGGGCCGCATCAAGAGGATGCAGAAGGAAAAAATACCTACGTCCCATGACCCTAAAGAGAAGCCAGAGGACGTAGGCAGTAACGACAGAGGTTACTCTATCTTTTTTATGTCATAACTCGCAGTTATTACCTGTGCAGGCCAGCTGTTGTGATCCCTCAGTCATATCGCTGGCCTCTTCTATATCCCACGATATTTCTGTTGGGAACCCCTTCTTAAGCTCCTTCAAGGTAGCTTTATCCACAGGTTCATACGGGGCCTGCTGGTACGTGTGGTCTGAGTAGGGTAAAAAGGATATGCCACTTACCTTATCAAACTTGTTGTACAGCCACTGTCCCACCTCAAGGAACTCATCATCACGGTAGTAGCAGGTCATGGATGGCTTATGCTCACACCAGTAGTCCTGATATATCTCCCATAACTCTAGCTGCTCCATAGCACCCATCTCTGAGGCTGTCACAGCGCCCTCAGGAGACGCTACAGGGAAGCTGAATACCCTAGTACTGGGTGACATTAGATCGTCCTCCACAGGGACACCAGCGGCCTCTAGGACAGAGCAAAGTGGGTCACGAGAGTCTGCACGAACCCGCCGAATATACTGACTGCTATACCTAGGATGGATGCCACTAGCACTATCGACCAACTGACTAACAGTGCCAGAAGGCTTAACTGCAGTAATTGCTGTAGACGGGTTGATACCCAGCTTTTTTGCCCACTGCTCATTAGTGACAATAGCTTCATTACGCATCTCCATTAGCCATCTCTTTAGCTTGTTCTTGTCTTGACGCCCAGACAACAGAGGGTGATCCATTATGCCTGTTAGTGATACGCCTAGTAGTGCTTCCTCTTGCGTGTTAGTCTTCCAGATGTTACGCAGGTAACGGAAGTCTGTTAGGGTAGCTTGTAGAGTTCCAAGTATTGTCGCAACACGTACTTTCCGTTTGAGGCTTGCGAGTGTATCGTCTGGCCTGACAACAACCTCTGATAAGTTGCAGAATTGATAGGGTCTGAGGATGA